TTAACAGTTTTTCGCATATAATCGGGTAGGCCGTACGTTTCTGGCTTTCCCTTTTTGTATCTTTACTATAACACCTTTAAATCATTTTATCAAGGCTAAATGCTTCTTAAATCTTCTTATAGCTTCTAACTACTTCTTAAATCCTATTTTTTAATTTATGATACTATTGTTTCCAGTATTTACTAACTGTTTTTCTGTCTATACCCAAATCTCTTATACAATCCGCTTTTCTTCCGCCTGGATGATTTGCTAACCATTCCTTCACAATATCTTCTTTCTTTGGTCGCCCATCTTTATTTCTCCATTCTTTATTATTATTAAGTTCATCCCTAATAAAATTCATCAATTTAATATGATCAGCTTGTTTTCTTCCATTTCTCTTATTTTTAGGAAACTCAATGCCGCTACGATATTCCGCAGCATCTCTTGGATAATTAATATACCCTTGCTGATATATCTCTAATGCATCCAGCATATCCGCTGTTGTAAAGTGATTATTCTCATCTGTTGTCAATGTCTCAAAAAAATCTAACAATGCGTTGCAGTCTTGTTCAAGTTCTTCATACGTCACCGGATCCGGATTCTTTTTTTCATCGTAGAAACTACATTTCATTGCAAAAGCCACTAAAACCATCATACAATGGTAACGATGGCCTAAACGAGCCTCTGCGTACACCCTGCGCTTCCACCAGTCATATAAATTTCTTGAAACATGCCATGCTCTGGGCGGTTCCTGTCTCACAATCTTCCTTTCGTACCATTCCGGATACTTTTCTTTAGCTTCATCCAATGTTAATGCAGATTTATACCGAAACTCTGTCACCTGGTATTCTTTCCCTACAAACTGGTTCAGGTACTCCATAGAAACCTTTTCACCTGTCAGGAATGCCCTTGTTCTGGCTCCGTTCTTCGTAATCGTGCCAACCATACGAAAACCTTGATATATTCCCTCATACTGTATATCTTTGTCATCTTCAATATCCACTATACCCTCATTCCAGGTCAAGCGTGTAAGCTCATGCTTAAACTTCTGCAGTTGCTCAACCGTATTCGGAAATAATGGAATCGGTTTTTCTAATAAATAGCACAGATGCACCCCTGTTCCGGAACTGACAATTACTGTCGGCTTAGGTAAACGTTCTGCATTCTGAACATGCCCCACCCAGTAATCTATGAGACCTTGTGGTGTATCACCCTTTATCCGGATATGATCTAAGTCTATAATAATCCCATACAAGGCTCTGGCATTCTTTGCAGTATTCTGTTTCCCAGCATAAGACAATGGACTGATCAAACAGAAATCATCTGTCTTTGTTACTTCATCAACCGCATTCAACTCATCAGTTACTGTATATCGTTTTATTAATGGTTTTCCATCTTTTCTTTTTTGCTGGGTGATACTTACAATAATTCCACAGTATTTGCCCTTTGTCATTTTTCCTTCAGAATCAAGAGAACCTTCCGGAAACATCATTCTATAAAAATCTTTACTTTTTATCTCATCAAAGTATAAATTCAGCCATTCTGTTATATAATTCATAATATATAGTATATCTCCTGTTCCAAAACCCTATAGTCCGTCCGTATATTATCAATGAAGTTTTTCCCTATTTTTTATAAAAATAATATACGGCTTTTTATTGATCATGTCAATGTCCGTCCGTATATTATCAATACTGTTTTTTTACCTTTTAATTGGTATCATTTATTATTTTTTGATACTTTATTTTTCTTTCTAATTTCTTCCTGTACTGTATCAATTGCGGTATCAAGTTCAAGGTCTTCTTTGTAAGATTTCAAAAATCTAAAGTATGTACTCCTGCTGATCTGCATCTTTCCCATGATATCAACCATAGTTTTTCCATCTTTGACAAGGCTGCAAAATTCAACATACTTTTTTATCCATGCAGCATCATTTTTCTTTCTTCCTGCACCTCTGGCATTATGAACCGGTTCTGTCTGACTCCGGAGTTTTCTATTTTCTTCCTGAAGCTCCTGTATCTGCTTCAGATAAAATTCACTTGATTCCTCCATCGTTTTACCAACAGCTATTGTGTTCTTGTGAGATTCATTAACACTATTTTCCAGATCTTCGACTTTCTGTTTAAGGACTTCATTATCTTCTTTCAGTTTCTTGTTCTCAAATATTAAGCTTCTGCGTTCGCTATGGAGTTCCGCATTGTCTTTTTTTAATATTTGACACTCTAACAAAGCCTTATTGCTATCGTTTTTTTCTGCATTCGCTCCCATGATTTCAATGTTGACTTCAAGCTGTCTGATTGTAAGTTTCGCATCATCCAGCGCTTTCTGAAGCTGATCACATTTTTTATTCAACGTAGCTATTTGATTTTGATTTGCCTCGTATAATGGTGACTGCTCATAGGCTGTATTTGCCTTCTTATTCATTCCTGCCAGCTTAAGCATTAAATCTTTAGCAGTTTCCCTAGCTTCTTCCAGTTCTTTCTTTAACTGTGCGTTGGTTTCTCTTGCCATGTTGCAGCCCTCCCTTTTTCTTATAAGTCCAGTATAATTCTTTCTTGTTTTAGTGTCAATAATTAATTTGTAACACTTATATCTGTACAATATGTCCTCACAATGCAAGACAGGGGGCGTCACGTTTCGCTACTCCCCCTCTATTCCTTTGTTATTTTGTCCTAGAATCGTTTTAAATGATTTACTGGAACATTTTTACCGCTGATACATTTAAAATCGAAAATAGAGCGTTTTACGCAGTCAATTATAAGCCCTTTTTGTTTTTTCGGAAAATTTTTGAAGTGGTGGGGTTTGTTATAGAAGGGGCTTTTTATTTTAAAAATTTCCTCAGGGCATTCATTAGGCCGCCCCGGGGTCTTTCCTGTAGCCCCCCCTCCCCGTCTATTCCAGGCAGAAAAAAAGAGCTGTAACCATTCTTCTCTGGCACAGCTCCAATGTATTAATACGTAATATTAATACGATGATTAACATGTGTATTAATACTTACATTCTCTTACCTCTTGCATTCTCATTAATAAGCTCTCGTTCTCTCTTTAAATGCTCCTTATATGCTTCCTGTTCGTCCTGTGTTATTGGATACTCACAATCTATATAATGATTGATAGCACATAACATTAGCTGTTCACTGGTTATATTCTTTGTGTCTGTGTATGCCTTCCACTTGCTCAGTGTATCCTTGTCTATCCATGCCCCAAATACCTTATGCGTCTTACGCTTACCCTGTTGTTTCTGCATTGGCTTCTGTGCCGGTCTAGGTGCTGTCTGTGAGGTCGTATTTGCCTGTTCTGTAGCTTCTAAAATAATAGGTGAAGTATTCTTAGGCTCTTCCTGTTTGGGCTTCTCTGCTTGCTTCTGAGACCCACTAAACATACGTGCTGTAGCTTCCTGTGCCGCTGATGCAAGATCTGTTTTCTTCTTTGCCATTATTACACCTCACCTTCCAGGAACTCACGAATAAATGCCTGGTAATCTTTTGCCGCATTAGAACGTGGTGCCTGTTCAAATAAATCTTCTTTAAGTAGCTGGCTTTCTTTGACTGACACTGATTCTCTGATGGCAGCCTTAAACACTTTCGTTTCCATCTGTTCTGCTATCTGCTGTACTTGTCCCTTTAATGCCTGGTTTACGTTTGACCGGCTGTTATATCTTGTGATCAATAAACCGGATATCTGCAATTCATGGTTACAGTACTTTCGCACATTCTGGATAATTCCGTAAAACTGTGTTAATCCCTGTAATGAGAATATATCCCCAGCTCCAACCGGAATAATCAGCTTGTTCGCTGCTGTAAGGGCATTAGTTACCAGTATTCCCAATGTTGGCGGTGTATCAATCACAATATAATCATACTGCTCTTTGATTGAATCCAGAGCCTCTTTGAGCATATACTCACGCCCTGTCTGCGTAAATTCGCTGTCAGCCGCCGCCAATAGCAAACTACCCGGCAATAAGTCAAAACCTAATCTAACAGGAACAATAGTTTCCTTTACAGTCTTTTCACCCTTAAATACGTCATATAAATTTGCTACACTCAACACATCTACACCAGTCATAAAACTTGCATTGGTCTGTGGGTCTAGATCGCATAATAACACCCTATGCCCTTTTGAATAAAGTCCTGATGCAAGAACTGTTGATGTTGTAGTTTTTCCAACTCCGCCCTTTTGATTCGCAACTGCGATTATCTGCATAAAGTCCCCCCTATTTCTTGTATTAATACATATGTTAATACATATGTTAATACTAATGTTAATACGATGGTTAATTTTCATGTTAATACTTGTATTAATCTTACAACGTAACCGATAAAGAAGCAAGAAAAAGCGGCATATGGACTCCACACACCGCCTATAATTATAATTCAACTTATATATTTTTTATATTTTTCTTTGATTTCCTTTGCCCCGTTTTTCCTTATCTGAACAACATCCCCGGAATCCATAATAAAATTATCACCTGCTGACTGAATGTGATCCATATTCACCAGATAGCTCTGATGGCAACGCAAGAATCTGGAATCAAGTAATTCTTCAATATCAGACAGTTTACATCGTTCCGTATAAACTATACCGCAAGTGCAGTGAATAATAATGTATTTGTCTCGACTCTCAATATATTCGATTTCGCCATATTTAAGACGGTTAATCTGTCTACGGAACTTAACTGTTAAAGTTTCTTTCTTCTTCAGAGATTCCTCTAAGATGTCTGAAGCTATTATATAAAGGCATCTGAGAAGCTGTTCATCTTTGATTCTGCTAAAAATTTCTGTGAAATCTTTTTGATATTCTATTTGTTCTGTTTTCTCATGACGAGCTTTTTCTCTTCGTAATTCCGCTTTTAACTTCTCAATTTCCTTTTTCTGATCACAAATAATCTCTGTCGCAAGTGTTTGGTTTCCCTCTTCCTGTAAATTTACATTTTTCATCTGTGGTCTATACTCATTTTCAAGTTCTTCCTTTTCCTGTTCTATTTTTTTATCTAAATTTTCCCAAAACTCAAAAACTAAGTCTTCTTCCATTTCTTCAAGTAGGCCATTCAATTCTTCTGTTGTCCCTTTAAAACTTTTTCGGGTATTCTCTAAGCGATTCGGTAAAATTTGTGTATAAAACTTCTTTGCTTCATCATGTTTTAAGTTCATTAATGCACTATTAATCAATGACATTGTATGTTTTCTATTCATCTATCAAGGTTCCTTTCTATCAATTAATATCCTCGCAATAACCAGTCCAGAAACATCCAGATCGGCATGGTTACAAGAGCCGTTAGAATTAAAAGCTGTGCTGCCTGGATAAGTCTTTGTTTAATTGCTTTTTTGAGTGACTTCTTGAAAAGATATGTCCATTCTGAATAGGTCATTGTTCTTTGCATTGCTATTCCTCCCTTGTCTGGGCGAACCTTGTATGATAGAATATATTTCATACAGGTTAACCCCTGTGTGTTTAAACAGTCCTTTTTCGCTTTGGTCGGTGAGTGGGACTGTTTTTTATTTACTGTTTCCGGATTCCTTAAGAAACTTATCAAGCGACATTCTTATAACTTCTGCCTTTGTTCGTTCATGTTTCGCAGAATATTCAACCAAATTGTTATACATCCTATCATCAACACGAACCTTTATATCATGGCGTTTCGCTTCTGGTTCTACTGGTCTCCCTGGTTTCTTTGGAACTGTCACTATTTCACCCCTTTTCTATTGTTGAGTTCCAATAATTATATTATATTACTGAGTTCCAATAATGTCAATAAAAAAGGCACGGAACAATTTTCCGTACCCTTTACCAATTCTCAGTTATTCTCAATTTCTGCTTTTAGTTCACGTTTATATTTATAGTAGCTTCCCCTCGACAGTCCTGTAAATGCCATAACCTCAGAATCCGTATTCGTTCCGTTAAAGTCTTTAGACAGCCTCAAGATCTCCGGTTTATACTTTTTCTCTTTAGTGCTTGTATATTTCTTTCCTGCGATTCTTCCAATCTGCTTACCTTCCAATCGTGCAGTCTCAATTCCCTCTCTTGTTCTCTGATGGAGGTCTTCAACTTCTTTCTCAGCCTGTTCAAATGCCCTTCTGATCTGCTTTTCTGCCAACAACTTAATAACTTTATTTGTAGCTTCAATGTAAATATCTGCTATATCATTGCCAGTACTTCCAATAGTCTGCTCAATGGTGCTTCTGTATACGGATGTATCAATGTAACTTTCCTTCAGAAAAACAAGTGTTACTCCTTTATTAAACAAATCCATGTACAGCTCAACACCTTCATCTGCATTTCGGCTCATTCTGCTGACAGAATCAAATATAACGGTATCTCCTGTCTTTATTTTTTTATACAGTTTATTCCATTCTGGACGGTCTGTAGTTGTTCCGGTATATGCTTCCTTCAAAACAACTGCCTCAGGATACATTCCTTTAATATTTCTGATCTGTCGTTCTATGCTCTGTTTTCTCGTTGATATTCTGGCATATCCATAAACTGTAGTTTTCATTTCTCGTTGGCCTCCAAAAAGTATATTTTAAACGTTCGTTTAATTTATACTAATAATATATCACTTCTGGTGCCGAAAAGCAACAACTTTTGATACTATTTTTATATACGTCTATTTTATACTTTCTATTAAATGTAGAACATCTGCACTCGTCCTAACAAGGCAATGGGTTATGTGTTAATACAGTGGTTAATATTTATATTAATACACGTATTAATACGCATAAATATAGCAAATTCATATTATAACAAGAAAACCCTGGTTACTTAATGCACGCTAAAATAACCAGGGTTCTTTTTTATTTGTTTAAAATTTCCCTCATAGCTTTTTCTGCTTCTTTCGTGATTAACCAAGGTTTTTTTGAATCGTCACGGAACATATTCACTAAAACTGATTGAGTAGCAGAATATGCACGTAGATTATCCCCTAGCTCTTGTTTTGCGATCTTGAAAGCCTGTTCAATTCGTTCCGGCTGTATCCGATAATACCTTGAAAATTCCGTTGTCAGACATTCAATAAGTTCCTGATCTGTCACAGTTAGCCCTCCTGTTTGCTCCCCGGTGCCGAAATGGTGCCGGGAAACGCTCTTAAATCCCCAGTTCGTCAGCAGACGGAAGCAAAAAAGCGCGTTCGGAAAGTTCTTTTGCTGCTGTGCTGGCTGGTGTATCCGCGGTGTTATATATTAAATCTGGTCTAGTCCTCGGCTTCGCAACACGTCTTGACACGACACCTGGTGAAGGTCTCATAAATGCCACTTGTGCCTGTAAATCTTTCTCGGATGGACACATTCGCGCCGAGTATGCTTTCGCATATGCGGCTGCTTCGCTTGGTTTCTTTTCCGGTAGATCATCAGCATAAATCATCTTTTGGAGCTGTTTCGCAGCGGCTTCAATGGTCTCTTCGTGTCCAGTCTCCTGAGCTTTGGCAACAGCTTTTTTGACTCTTGTAAGACTGCTCGCTGAGGCTCGTTCATACTTTTTCCCATAATCATCAAGAAATTTTCCGTCAGACATAAAATAATATTTACTCTCATCAATCCGCATGTCCGCTCTGTACTTATCTGTTCCATCGTAATTCCTATAAAAACTCATCATCTTTTCTGCTGCCTCATAAAGCACAGATTTAGCCTTTTCCGGGTCTGGCATAGTCAGCGATATACCAGATTCTTCTGCAATTTCCGATAGTTTCCGCGCACAAATAGAACTTCCAGACGCAAGAACCTTTTCACCTAATTCACGAAGTTCGGTAGCAGTCAGCCCCATTCGTGAATCACCGATAGCATTTAAAGTTACTAACAACTCAGTATCAATTGTAGCAGTCATACCGCCCTGTTGCTCCTCTAGCTTCCTAACTGCATTATTCAACTGATTGATTGCATCCAATCTGGCTTTCTTCATTGCAGACTTATAGTTTTCCTCTTCTTCATGGAGGAATTGCGGAATCTTTCCGGGCGCGTAAACGTCCCGGATTTCCTGTTCCTTTTTCTTATGCGCGGCTCTGATCTGCTGCATTTTCAACACGTTCTTCGTAAATTCTTCTTTTAAAATATCAAACATAATCAATCCTCCTGTCTCACAACATCTTTTACAATAACAACAAGTTCTGAGCCGCCATATGCTCGCCGAGAACCAATTGTCAACGCTACAAAATCCCCAGTTTGTATCTTTAAATCATTGGCAATACGAACCCGGCAGGGTTTTCCATCATAGTCAATGGTAATATTTGAGATTGTCCAACTCTGTCCATTTTTGCCAACACCCGAACGCTTGTCTTCCCCAATAACTTTATATTTTTTCATTTCTTCCATTGTTATTCTCCTTTTCTGCTTGATGAAGCAAGCTCATTCCAACCATCATTGTAAAAAAGTGTCCGGCTTCCAACCTTGTAAAAATCTCCAATCTCCGGTGTAAGAGGCAAGTCACTCATTCGAGCGACCTCACCTTTATATGTAGTTGTATTCGGTACTGTTCCGCAGCACTTAAAATTCCATCCGGAACCAGTTCTGACAAAAAGGGCATCCCGGCCGATATAATGTTCTGGTCTTCTTACGATGCATAACACACCTTCTTGAGCCTCTTCCGGCAACTGACATTCAGCATCAACTACCAGACAACCAGGATGCTCCTTTGCGAACGCTGATTTTTTCAGCTTTTCAACTGCTTTTTCTTCGATAATGTCTCGTATATCTTCCATACACTCATCTCCTTATTACAGTTTGAACCATTTTTTCAATTTCGCATGAAATGTAAAAACTTCTGACGTGTCAAGGCAGACTGCCCGAGAGCCGTGATCTACATAGGTCGGCAGTAACTCAACTTCCTTGCTGATACCTTCGTAAAAATGTCTTCCTCCTTCGATTTTTACACAAGTCCAGTTGCCCAGATCTGGAATTTCCTGCCCCGGTTTGTACATGATTCCGTCTAAAATTACTGAATTTTCTGCTATTCTTCCCATGTTTATTCTCCTTTCCTACAGTTCCGGCCGTTCCGGTTCTGGCATATCTAATACCGCTCTGTGTCTTTCCGCGATCTCTACACTACTTCGTGTTGGTTTCATCACGTTTGCTTCTGGTTCTTCCGGTGCAACTTCACGGTATTTCATCCAGTTGCGACTCAGCCAAATGTACGTGACAGGGTTAATCTTCCCACTCATACCGGCTTGCTCCAAAAATGCATAAATCAGCTGTTTAACCTGTTTCACTGCTTCTTGTCTGCGTTCCGATATACCACCATACGTATTCCTTTCCCAGTCAAGCAAGGTCTGTCGCGAGATTCCCAGACCGGCACAAATCGTCTCAATTCCTAGTCTCATGGCTTTTTCTTTGCAGAATTCAATGATTTTTGTTACTCGTTCCTCGAATGCTGCATCCTGTTCTGGTCTGCCTGTGATCTTTCCAAGACTTGCAAGAGCTTGCAGACTGCTTATAGAATCACTCACAAATTCTGCCGGAAGATCATTTGCTGCAACATTCGGATAGTTGTTTTTTGGCATATTACTCGCACCCCCTTTCATATAAAAATATCTTTTCGGACGTCAAGTTTGAGTTCGCTGGTGGCTTTCTCCCATTCTCAGCAATGATTTCTTCCGCCCATCGTTCAAACCGATCAAGCTTGTGTGTTGCCTGCTGTTTTGGATTTCGATTTCTTCTTGGCATTATCTGTGCCTCCTTTCGCTTTTTGCTCAATTTCATTGACAACTAGAAGTATCATATTCTGTGCAAACTGTCTTTCTGGTGTGACTGCATACTTTTTTTCAAACTCTTCAGCTGCTTGAACTAGTTTTTCCCACGTTGGTGTATCATCTTCTGCAATTCCAAAAAAACGTTTATGTATGGCCCATGCTTCTTGCCATATCGAAAAATACGTATCTTTAAAATTTTTCATTTAGTTCCTTTCTACTAAAAGTTTTCTATAGTTCATAGATTTTCGGTTACCTAACAAATGGAAAAGTCTTTTCTGTTAGGTGCTTAAAAATCCAGTAAAATCAAGGGTTTCAAGAGTTCATGTGCAAAATGTGTATTTTATATGTAAGTTTCTTGTAATTTTGAATAGGAAATATAACCCATGTAAAATGCACAAAATGCACATTTAATATTTTAGTCAAATGGACTAGGTTCATCTGTCGGCATAAACTTTTCATCAGCAGCAATTACATAATCCTTGACCACGTTACGAACTGTCTGGCCGCCAACAGTTCCCATTTTTGCGAAAATCCCTTTGCTTTTCAACTCCGCAAAGAAATTATTTTTGTTTTCGGTTCCAAAGCCGTTATCATCACACCATTTTCCATACTCTGTGTATATATCTTTAGCCTTAGAATTTTTTCCCGGAATTTTCACCAGACATTCCTGAATAAAACAACCGATTTTGTCACTGTCGGACTGGTATTGATCTGTTGCCTCCTGTACTTTCTGAGGCGGTAAAGCACCGTGTTCATAGTACTTTTTCAGCCCTTCCAGGCACCAATTCAAAAGCCCAGATAAGTTTTCTGGTTGCTTCAATCTGTCCTTCAACCCTTTGTCCTGTTCTTCCGGTGAAAAATGCTTATCGAATGTGATCACATTAACCCTTCCAGACGAGAACAACGTCTGATCGGTGATAGTCGGCAAAAAGTTAGTGTTGACAAACAACTTGAAAACTGGTATGAACTGGAATTCATTTTGATGTAGGAATCTTGCTGTGATGGAATCTCGACCAAGTAGAGTTTTTAGCAAAGCCACATCAAAAACCATTCGTTTTGGTGGTTCTGACGCATTCAAAAACCGGCATCCTCTTAGCCTTGCAATGTCTGAACTGGCATTTCTGGAATCATTGTTTTGTTTCATTGCCAATGTTTCGGGTTTCATGTTCAGAGCGTAACCTGTGTCATTTCCAAGCATGAATGAAAATGTCTCAGTGAGAGTTGATTTTCCATTTCGTGTTGTACTTCCATACAATAAATAACATGATTCTTCCTGTGTTCCTCCGGTTAATGAATATCCAAGAAGCTTCTGCAAATACTCAATTTTTTCCGTATCGTTTTCCAATGCACTATTAATAAATTTTGTCCATTCCGTGTCTGCTGCATCTGGGTTATAACTCACGTTCGCAATCTTTGAGCAAAGATATTCTGGTGAATGTGGCTTGAATTCAAAGGTTTTTAAGTCCAGTACACCATTCTGACAATTTAAGATAAATAAATCCTTATCTAAATCTTCCGAATAGAAGAAATGATAGTCTCTTGCGTCTTTTATCATAGTTTCCCGGTATCTCAGCTGCCCCAATTTTGCACAATGTTTTAGGAAAGGACTTTTTGTCCTCTCGTCCTCAAGTCCAAGGCAATATAATATAAGTGCGTCCGCAAGTTTTTTTGCAAAAGCACTTGTTATCATGCCTCCTGTGTCTTGTTTCCAGACACCATTTTTATAGAAAAACCATTCTTTAACAGTGGCATTATATCGGCATAAATCCTTGAATACTGTAGCGAATAGCCAACCATTTCCAAGGTCATTCTGCTCCATCGTCTGTTCTGGTTTTAATTTTTTTAATTTTTCGATAATTTCACTATTCTGCATCTCATTTTCTCAACCTGTCCTTCGTGTCTTTAACTCTTGTCTGATAGGCAGCTTTAAATCTGTACTCATTGTTTCAAGACCGCACATCTCGTTTAATTCCACGATTGATTTCATTCTCAAATCTACGCACCAACACCACACAGATGAAAACACCGGAATATGTTCGCTTTTCAAAAGGTTTTCGTACATTTCAATCTTAGCCTTCAGTTCGTCCACTCTGTTTACCCATCGACTTTTTTCAACTTTTTTTGCAGTTTCTTTTTGCTCACGATCTCGCTTTAACTGCTGCACTTTTTGCTTTGTTAGGTGTGTATTTTCCATGTCTATTGGAAGGTTGAATGCTTCAATCATCATTTTGGTAGCTTGCCAGTTATCCAAATTTTGAGTAAGCGACACAAATTTAACGCAATCACCTGATGTTCCGGTTGAAAAATCATAAAACCCTTTACCTAAACCGTCGTACAATTTGCAAGATGCTGTTTTTTCCTGGCTGAACGGTGATTTTATGAATCCGCTCCGATTTGGTTCATATCCAAGAAACCAGGCAACATCTGGCATTCGCAACATATCATTTACTTGTCCGATTAAACTCAATCTCTCATCTCCTTTCATTACCACCGTCCTTAATATGTTAGATTTGGCGGAAGATGTCAGCAAAAGACCTTACAGATTCTCGATCACGTTCAAAATGTGTTTTTTCTTCTCCTGTGGTAGTTCTTTCCTCAACCATCTTGAAAATGTAAACTCACTTACTCCACAGGCTGCAGCAACCTCGTAATTCCTCAGACGTTTATTTGCAATTGCTAACCTGACATCTATGTTCTTCATTCATAAAAGCTCCTTTCTTCTCGGCAATTTTTGTTGATGAAGTAATCGTAACATGATATACTAGGAATTACCAATCTTAAACATTTCAGAAAAAGGAGGTTGAAACATGAAATTAGGAATTACTTTTCCTATAAAAGATAAAAAATTTGGTGTACGTCTTAAATCTTTAATGGATTATAACGATATGACCGAGGCGGATTTAGCTGTAAAAATGTGCGGTTTTAGTTCCAAACCTTCATTTGATGATACAGACAACTATAAAAGTTTTGCTTCTGCAAAAAGGAGTATTCAAAATCATTTAAAAATTGATGATTTAAATGATGCTAAAAAAATAGTTACGTCCAGATATCTTATTAATTACTGTAAAATTTTGGATTGTGAACCAGATTTTCTTTTTGGATATATAGACTTTCCGAAACATACGGAAACAGATATAAATAAGAAATTGGGATTGTCTAAGAAAGCCATAAAAACATTACTTTCTTGCAAAAATGGAAATATTTTAGCTGACGAAAATTTTCATACTATGGATTTATTGAATTTCATTCTATCAGATCAAAACTTATTTTCATTTTTTCTGAATTACTTAGGGTTGTATGTTAATAATACCTATAACATTCCCTGTTACAGCGACCCTAATACTCATCTGGCAACACCGCTACCAGATGATCATGTAAGAGACAAATCTTTTATATCTGGAAAAAATGAACGCTATATAGCCATTGGAAAAAAACAAGAAAAACAAGTATGCGGAAACGATGCTTATCAAACTATTATGCTACCAGTTTCAGCCCTCACAGAACCACATGCATTGCATATGATTGAAAATGTTATTGATGAATGGAAAAAGAAATACCCCAAAAAATAAAGCATTTAGAGCAGTCTCGCAAATTAAAATACGGGACTGTTTTTTGTATTAACCATCATATTAACATTTGTATTAATACACTTATATCAAGTAATTTGTAACAGTTACATCCAGTCGCCAATGCGACAAATGAAACACTGATACCATCATTAATGCAAGCCGGTTATACTCCGTCTCTTTGCCCTGTTCAATAGCTTTCTGCCGGTTCTCTCCCCTCAACTTGTATGGTTCTTCATTCATAATGTCATGTAAAAACCTTTTGTTAGATGCTCCCGGCTCGTGAAACTCTCTGTATCTGGCTGCAAGTTCTTTTCTACACTGGTATTTATAGCCTGGCTCATTCTTCAGACGGTTACAATAATATTTATACGCTCTCTGGGCCTGTTCCCTTCGGATACCATGGAGATCTATTTTATTATTCATCTCATCTGAAGAAAATAGTTTCTGATCAGGATCCACATCCCGGAATATCTCTATAACACTTTTCTCATCTTCCGGAAGTATACGCTGCAGCTGTCGTTTACCGCCTTTCCCTCTGGATACATTCACGCACAGATAGCCAGATTCATCCTCTGTTAGGTCTGTTCCTGTCAGCCTGGACAATTCAGCCCTGCGGATTCCCACAGCCTTTTGCAAGCAGATAAGACGATTGTAGCGTGCTTCTGTAGCTTCAATTTTTCCTTGCTTATTTGCCTCCTGGTTCCTACTTCTTACAATCTTACCTGCTGTCCGCTTCGGCTTCTCTATCTCATTCATATTGATTCCTGTAGCCTTACATGGTGCCGCTAATCTCCTATGTATAGTTGCCGGACTATATCCGGATGATTCAAGATTTTTCTCATATCCCTGCAGTAATTCCTTTTCTTTCCCCTGCAGCTGATCGGGACGTTTCACGCCCTGTACCTTACAGTACCCGGCAAATAGCTTACAGTCTTTCTTATATGCTGTTACCGTCTGATTATCTGTGATTCCCTTTAATGCAACTTCTATTAATGTACTTTGTATGCTTCTGTATCTCCCCATTTTGTTCCCTCTCCACTTAACCGGTCATCATTTTAGTGACTCCTTTATATACCGCTTCTGACTTCGGATTTCTTGTTTAACTGTCTGTTATTCTGCCTTTTTAATGACTTGGCTTTGTCAATGGTTCTGCACTGTCAGACAGAGGCCAGCCCTCCACTCCTTCCGGAGCAATGCATAATAGCTTATCTGCTATCCCTATAAGTGGTTATTTTCTAATTCCAAAATTAATTTCTGGTACTATAAAACTTATCAAAAACCACTTAAAAGTTGATAAATCTCACGCTAACTGGTTATTCTCTATCCGGATGAACCGGCAAAGAATAACCATTAGCTTTTTCTCCTCCTCGTCTTCAAAATATGTTTTCAGTTATAATATGTTATTTTTACTCACACTTAAAAAACAAAATAATTTCTCGAAAAACAGAGTTCTATGTTAGTATCACAAATTAATTTTTACAAAAAAATAGAAGTGTCTATACACTTCCTGTCCTTGCTATTATATGGTTGTTGATGACCTCGTAATATGGTATAATATGACTACGGAAAGTCAGAACGTATAAGGCGGCCTACCCTCTTTTTCGGAGGGGCTACCCTCCAGACGCAAGAAAGGAGGGCGATGCCAATGGTTACATATTCGGAATTATTCCAATTTTGTACATTCATTGTTGCTCTTGTTGGATTGTGTTACACAATCTTCAAGAAAAGAAAATAGCCGCCCACTACTCGCAATAGTGAACGGCTGTTAACAGTTTTTCGCATATAATCGGGTAGGCCGTACGTTTCTGGCTTTCCCTTTT